GATTTGCTGATTTGAACCAGTTCAAAATACTGATTATCTAGTTTTGCAATTTGCTTTGTTTTTAAAGCCAGTGCAGACTTCGCCATAACAGTAAATGAGAGGGTAAACTCACCCTCCAAGGTTTCTCTAATATTTGAGCTGATGACTTTCTTAACGGACTGAATCATGGTTGCTCCCGCGTAAATTTCAATCAAGGGATCGCCTCCTTTCTATTAACTTCCAGCCACACCCAGGTTTCTAACTGTGACGGTGTTTTGGTTCCACTGAAGCTGTGCAATAACACGGGTTAGAATATTACCGTCAATGGTAAGAGGGATAGTCACATCAAAGACTGCGCCGTCAGAACCACTAAAACTTCCAGTGACTTGAGAGTTCAGGTCTAAATCAAAGTCTGTAGGAATAGCTCCCTGCATATCTTTTTCTACATCACCCATGGCTTTTTCGAAGCCCTCTCCAATACCTTCACCCATGTTGGAACCAATGCCTGCAAATACCTTTGAAGGAGATCTAATACCAAGAACCTTTTTAACACCACCAACGATACCGTTGACCATATTTTTCACCTTTTCTCCAAGCCAACCAATCATCGATGCGATACCGTCCCATAAACCTCTGGCGATATTTCTTCCCACTTCTAGTATTGATGGGATCCCACGGGCAAGTCCGGTGACAATAGACATGATGATCTGAGGTAGTTGAGCCACGATCTGTGGAATGGCTCGAATAAGTCCCATACCCAATTGGATGGTCAGTTGAACTCCCATTTCAATGAGCTTTGGTAGATTACTGGTGATGAAGGTAATGATGCTGTTAATAATCTGAGGTAAGGACTGAATCAGTGTTGGTAGAGAGTTTAAAAGTCCCATAGCCAAGCCGCTGATAATCTGAAATGCTGCATCTAGTACCAAGTCCAGATTATTTATTAGTGTTGTGGCAATAAGGATAACCGCTTCTACAATGGAAGGAATAAGTTCTGGTAGGGCATCTCCAAGGCCCGTTGCAAGGGTCACAATCATCACTAGCGCCGCTTCCACCAGGGCAGGAAGATTGGTAATAATCCCATCCACCAATGTTAGAACAAGCTGCAAAGCACCATCTGTAATTTGAGGTAAGGCTTCGATAAGGCCACCTACAATGGTCATGATGATATTGGTTGCCGCTTCAATAAGTGTGGGAAGATTATCTAAAATCCCACTGACAAGAGCGAGAATCAAATCAGGTGCAACTTCTGCAATGGCCGCAATAAGTCCAGTAACCACATCCAGAATTTGAGGAAGGATGACAGCAATCTGTTCAACCGTCTGCCTAGCTCCTTCTTTTAACTGCTCAGCAGCTCCTTCTTGACCAGTGATGAGGCCCGTCAAACCATCTAAAATCATGGTAAAGCTAGGGAGGAGCTGGGATGTGATGTTGTTTTTCACCCCAGCAAAGGAGCGGGTGAGGTTATCCATGGCATCTGTGTAGTTCACCGCAGCATCAACAGATTCATCGCTCATAACTAGACCCAGTTCGCTAGCTTTGTTCTTTAGGGCATCGGTGCTTTCAGCGGTCTGGTTTAGAAGCGCTCCTAGCTCAACTGAGGACGTTCCAAGTAAATCATTGGCAATGGCCGCTTTTTCACCTTCATCAGAGATGCCTTGAAGACCTTTAATGGTCATCTCAAAGACTTCTTCTCTGGATTTACCCTCAAGGTCCGCAATGGAAATACCTAGGCGTTGAAACTTTTCTGTGGCTGAGGAACTCCCATTGATGGCATCGTCTACGGTGTTATTAAGTTTCTTCATTCCGTTTTCTAAGGATGAAATGCTGGCACCGTTTTGGGAAAGGACATAGTCCCACTCTTGATAACCTTGCCTGGAAAGACCTATTCTTTGGCTGGCCTTATCGATTTCATCCCCTGCAGCCGCGGCATCATTGGCCATATCAAAGAGCTTTTTACCTGCCGTGACAGCTGCTGTTCCAATGGCTGCCATGGCAACACCAATCCCCGCAGCCACACCTTTCATAACTGAACCGAGCTTCTCAAACTTACCACCTGAATCATCTGCCACTTTAGCAGAGTCTTTGATTTCATCCCCAAACTTGTCAGCTTCTTTACCAGCATCATTAAACCCATCACTGGCTGCTTCAAGAGCCTTGTTGTTGTCATCCAGCTCTTTTTCCATTTTATTTAGATCTGCATTTGCATTGTTTAGCTGGATCTGCCAGGCTTTTGTTCTTTTGTCATTCTCCCCAAAGGACTCAGCAGCATTTTTCAGTGCAGCTTCAAGGGTGGATACTTTGTTTTTCTGAGCGTCAATCTCTTTATTTAACACTTCATTTCTTGCTGTAATAGCCTTGATGGATTTATCTTGCTTATCAAACTGTGAAGTGATAAGATTCATTTCAGAACCCAGCACCTTGAATGTTTGATTGATATCTCTAAGAGAGCTCTTGAACTCCTTCTCACCCTCTACACCTATTTTCAGGCCGAAGTCCGACATAGCGTTCACCTCCTTTGGGGCATAAAAAATGACACCAATGTAGGTGCCTAACTAGTACATTCTCTATAAAAATTCCGGTATTATTTCATCGATGTAGCGCTCTTGTTTCGGTTTCGATATTCCGGTAAATTGCTTGTGGCATTCCCAAAGGTCCATCAAATAGCCAATGGGCATGAGCCATACTTCATCTTCCAATCGTCTTAGATGGACTGTTCCAAAGTAGATAAGTCGGGTAAAGACTTGTTCATCACTTACCCGACCACCTCGTTTTTTGAGTCGTCACTCTCCACATGCCTTTTTGTGCCTTTCATCATACTGGCCATAATGGCGTTCTTATAATTAGTCAGATCAAAGGGAGTGGTAAGAAGCTCCACTTCATCTTCTGTAAGAAGTTCTTTTTTATCATCCTTGTTCCTAATATTGTGGATCAGGATGGACTGGTTTGCCAGAAGGGTAATGAGCCACGCCACCTCTTCAAGCGCCATTTCAAAGTTCTCAGTTTTCATCAGCTTATCGCCCAAATTCTCAAGACCACCATAGCGCTTGGCAATTTCCTTTGTAGCTTTGGTGGTAAGAATCATCTTAAACTCCGTGCCGCCAATATCAATGGTGGTACTTCGTTCTTCAGCCGCCTCATCAACCTTTAATTTTTCATCTGCCATGATCAACCCTCCCATTAAGAAACAACAACAGTAGCCACTGTGGTCGTTACGTTTTCTGCACCACTAGAGCTTAAGACGCAGTAGTAGTAATAGGTATCTGCCAAGAGGTCTGTTGGAATATCAAAGCTCGCAGAAGTTTCTCCATTAATGGCAGTACCGCCAGTGGTGCTATCGATGGTATTTTCAAACCACTGATAGGTTACAGGGTTTGAGGTGTTGGAATTTGCCACAACAGAAAGGCTTCCAGTAATGCTTCCTGCGGTTACTTCACTTAAGCTTGCTGGCTGAGTTGTGATTGTAATGGTTGGCGTCACTGCTGTGAAGTCTGGCTCATAAACGGATGTGAACCAGCTTGTAATGGTTGAGGCAGAAACACCATTATCTCCTTCAGTGACTTCCGCTTTCCAAGGATGCTTTCTTTCTCCGTCTAGTTTATTTCTTCTAAAGACGGTTCCTTCTATGGTGGGACTGCTAAATGTAATGGAGTCGCCTTTGGTAGCAAGACTTGTGGCGGGAACAGAGAAGATAACCCTGTAGAGCCAAAAGTAGCGATATTTTCCATTGGCCTTCTTGGCACGAAACCCAACTGCTACAGGGCTACCACCATCTTCACTTCTTGAAACCACCACATTGTTGCTGTCAATTTTGCAGCCGGTTAAATCCTGAGCTACAAGTGAGCCAATGTCATCAATTCCTAAACTTAAAGCACCACTCTTGAATTCTTTCACCACCTCGCTGGCACCGTCATCTGCATAAAGAATGGCTTCAATGAGCTCAATGCTCAGCTCTGCAGTCATGGCTTTAGCCAACACTTTAGGGGTGCCATAGGTTTCGATGCCATTTTGATCTTCTGTGATTTTTGCATAAAATAGAGAGTCCAATCCGATCGTTGCCATTTATTCTTCCTCCGTTTCATATTCTTTCATTACGTCAATGGCGTAATGATGAAATTTAGTATCATGTTCATAACCAACATACTGTCTATCCGTGATGGTGATCCCTCCGGATTGAAGCGCTTTAGTTAGTTCTTTCTTGCGCTTCATATAATTCTTCTTCGTGAAAAGAGAAAGCCGAGCTTCTGAAAGAATCATATAGGCCTCATTATCTGCAAAGAGATCAAGCCTATCAGACATGGGGGTAATAACCAGATATTCATCAGGCGGTGTATCAGAAAATACTCCGGTCTCCACAGGGATATCAAAGGGAGCTAGTATGTGGTTTAAATCCGCAAGTAAGCTCATAGCTTTTCAATCTCCTTATCCAGTTCTGATTTCATAGTTTCAATGCATGCCTTCCGAGCTGCCGACTTTGCTGGCTTCAAGAAGGGTTTAGGTGGCTGACCTGATTTACCGTATTCAAGTATATTTGCAATCTTAGCATTGGTATCTCCATCGCCACGAGGTTCATTAAAGCCAACTTTGACATTGAAGTTTCCATTTCGATCTAGCTTAGTTGGAGATAGACCAAGGGATGAGACCAGCTCACCAGTAGAACGGCTTTTCTCCTTTGTACCACTTCCGATAACACCTTTCAGGTTGGCTTTGACTTTATCCAGAACTACTTCACCGCCAGCTTCTAATACTCTCGAGACAATCTCATCTGTCTTATCACCAAGCTTTGTAAGCTTCATTAAAAACTCATCGGGCATTTTCATGGTTGCTTTAGCCACTTGGAACCACCTCCTTAGCCAGCACTTCGATATACATCCCCCGGCTTTTCACATCTTCAACGGATGTGATTTCAAATTTTTTATCACCATGAATGAGCACCATGGATGTCGTTATAGTTAACTCAGGGATATGACGAAATCGAAAGAGATCAGTGGCTTCGGAGAATGAAGCTCTATTTGCCCATTTCTCATTGCCATGGCGACCTTCACGGTAAGCCCTGACAGAAGCTACGATGTTATCAACTTCAGTTTTAAACCCTTCAGAATCTTTAATGGTGACGCTTTCTACAATATCGATAAAGGTATTCATTTTTCCAAAGCTCATAACTACACCTTCCAATCTCGATCAAGTCTCAGCAAGAGATTGACTGTATTCCATACTTGCTGTCCAGCCTGTACATTATCTGAGTAAAAACCACCAGTGCTGCCATCTCGTGATTCATAGAAGTGAGATGACAGCATGATGATGGCTTGCTGTGTGGTGGCTGGCATAACGGCTTCCACATAGTGGTTCTCAGGATGATGCTGATAGCTTTCTGCGTACCTCGTGGCGGCAGTGATGTACATCTCAAGCAGGTCATCATCAGCTGAGTGATCAAGAATAAGATTTGCTTTTACTTTTTCCAGCAGTGTCATACCGCCACCATCCTTTCATTAGTCTAAAATCATAAGCCCTGCAGTCTTAAGTTTGGTGAGAAGGGCATTGAAATCCGTCACCAAATCTTCAACTGTGGCAGCAGTACTTGCTGCTTGATTATCAAGAATAGGGAGGCCAGTAACGACCGCCCCATCCTTGATTTCAAGAGTTCCACCAATGACGGTTTTTTCGCCGCCCTGTTCGGTAAAATTCTTTGTGCTATAACTCATAGGACACCTC